AGAACAGCTCAATGACGACCAGCTTGCTGATGTCATTGCCGCCCTCGCAACTATCGGCATTGCAGCGAAGGGCGAAAAAGGTAAAGCTAAAGCGATCACTGGAAGCTAGTCAGACCGCATTCACGAAGTTCTTCTTACGTGCGCGCGGTGAAGCATTCATTCCTGGCCATCATCACCTATCGATTGACCAAACGCTAGCGCGGGTTGAGAGCGGTGAGATCAAGAACCTGGTAATCACCATCCCGCCACGGTTCGGGAAAACGCAATTCTGCGTCATTGACTGGATGGCGCGGTGCATAGCTCGTAACCCACGCGCTAAGTTCATCCACTTATCATATTCTGATGAGCTAGCGCTGGATAACAGCGCCAAGTGCCGCGAGACGGTGACGAGCAAGGAATACCAGGATTTCTGGAATGTGAAGATCAAGGCTGATGCAGACAGCAAGAAAAAATGGTATACGGAACAGGGCGGCGGAGTTTACGCCACGGCAGCCGGCGGTGCAGTAACTGGATTCGGCGCAGGTTCACTTGCTGACGTAAGCGCCGAGCAGCAGGAGCAGCTAGACGAAGCCGATGCCGCGCTGGATGCTGACATAGATGAGTTCTTCGCCGATGATGGTAAAGAAACTCTGGATCCAAACCTATTCTACGGAGCCATTGTCATCGATGACCCGATTAAGGTGGATGATGCCTACAACGAAAAAGAGCGTAACCGCGTCAATAAGCGGTTGAACAGCACGATTAAGTCGCGGCGTAACTCGCGCAACACGCCGATCATCATCATCATGCAGCGATTGCACGAGGATGATATGGCCGGATTCGTCCTTAACGGCGGAATGGAGGAAGGATTCTACCACCTCAACCTTCCGGCATGTGATGAAGAGGCTCGCACAAGCCTATGGCCTGCGAAGCACACGTTCGATGAGCTGATGAAAATGAAAGCTGCAGATCACGCAGTGTTCCAGGCGCAATACATGCAAGACCCGACACCTGACGCCGGAACGTTCTTCAAGGCGGAGTGGTTTGATGCTGGGCGTTTCCGTCTCGGTGAGGAGCCTACCCGTCTCGTCAAATATGGTGCAGGTGACTACGCTGTGACGGCGGATGCGGGTGACTGGACTGAGCAGGCCGTTGGCGGCTTCGACATCAAAGACGATTTGTGGATTCTTGATTGGAGCTCTGCACGTGTGACGCTGGATAAATCCATCGACACGATGCTTCAGATGTTTCTCGACCATGATCCGATGCTATGGGCTGCGGAATCCGGTGTGATTCGTCGCGCGATGGAGCCTTTCGTTCTGAAGGAGCAGCAGCGTCGCCGGTTGTTTTTTAAGATGGAATGGCTGCCGGCGACATCAAGCAAGGCAAGTAATGCCAAATCTTTCCAGGCTCTTGCCTCGCAGGGCAAAGTCCACATTCCTTACGGGTCATGGGGTGACGACCTGATTGCTCAGCTGCTTAAGTTCACGGGCAAGGCCGATAAGGTGGACGACAAAGTGGACGTATGCGGCATCTTCGGCCGCCTACTGGGCATGGCATTCGGTCCGTCGCAGTATCACGACAAGCTTGACGTGCCGGCCAACGATTACGGAGTGGATGACGACAATGATGAATATGGAAATGGCACAATCCCAGTCTAAAAAGGGCGCGGCCAATGCAGATCCGGAATACACGGAGCATTGTGATTGGCGCGAGACTGTGCAGGATTTCCTCGACAATACGCAGGATGCGCGGATGCTCAGCGAGCGGTGCCGCGATTATTACGATGGGAAGCAATGGACGCCGGAGCAAGTGGCGGCGCTGAAAAAGCGCAAACAAGCACCTATCGTCAACAACCGAATCAAGATCAAGCTGAACGGACTGCTTGGGCTTACCTCGGTTCGCAAGGGTGACCCGAAGGCATACCCCCGCAATGTGGATCATGATAGCGAAAGCGCGGAGGCCTGCACCGATGGGCTGCGGTTCGCCGCGGACAAAATAGCGCTCAACAGCACGTTTCTTGAGTGCGCCGATAATTTCTTCTGCGAGGGATACACCGGCGTCAATATCGTGCTTGAACAGACTAGAAAAGGCGACATGGATGTGGTGGTGGATCACATCCCGTGGGATCGCATCTTCTTCGACCCATTCAGCCGCAAACATGATTTCAGCGATGCGCGCGGCAAGGGTTTTGGCATCTGGATGGATGAGGAAGACATCCGTGATGCATTTCCCGATGCAGAGCCAGATGCGTTCAGCACGACGGCATACACGCCAGATTCAACCTTTGAGGACAAGCCATCGTGGAATTACACCAGCGGTCGTCGCCGGCGCTTCTTGGTGCTGACGCATTATCGTAAAATCAAAGGGACATAGATGCTGGCCATCTACACCAGTGGCGGATTCCTAGATCAGCCAATGCCGAGCCCATATACTGATGAATTCGGTGAGCCTGATTGTCCACTTGAGTTTGAGCATGCATATATTGACCGCGAGAACAATCGCTATGGTGAGATTGCTTCGTTCCTCGACCTGCAGGACGAGATAAACCATCGCCGCAGCAAAGCATTGTTCCTGCTCTCACAGCGTCAGACCTTCGGGAACCGCGGTGCAGTGAATGACATCGCCAAGGCCAAGCGTGAGCTTGCCAAGCCGGATGGTCACCTTGAGGTCGGACAGGGCGAGTTCAATAAGGACTTCGGTATCCTGCCTACGGGTGACATGGCGCAGGGTCAGTTTGAGCTGCTTCAGGAAGCAAAGCAGGAAATGGACGCGCAATCGTTCAGCGCACAGCTGGCCGGCGAGCGTGGCGTGGGTGAGCTGAGCGGTGTTGCGATTCAGCGCCTGCAGCAAGCCGGCATGACAGACATCATCAAACTGTTTGAGAACTTCGGTGCCTTCAAACTGCGCGTCTACAAGCAGATGTGGTGCCGCATTCGTCAGGGCTGGACGCAGGAAAAATGGGTGCGCGTCACCGATGACGAGGACAAGCTGCGCTGGGTTGGCTTCAACATCGACCAGACGTTAAAGGATCAGCTGCAGGAAATTATGGACGATGAGAGTAAGCCTCACGCCATGCGACTCGGCGCTAGCGCTAAGATGATTGAGCTTGAAAATACTAATCCGCAGCTGCTTGAGCAGGTGGTGCAGACCAAGAATCGGCCGGCAGAGCTCGACATGGACATTATCCTTGACGAGGCCTATGACACGGCGAACGTCTCGCAGGAGCAGCTGGACGCAATCCTGAAATTTGGTGCGCAGAACGCCTTCGACATCGTGGATCTGCTAGAGATCAGCAATATCTCTGGCAAGGACAAGCTCATTGAGAAAATAGAGAACCGCAAAGCGGAAGCTGCAAAGGCGGCGCAAGGCCAAGAGCCGGATACGCAAGCACAATACCTACGATCGAAAGCCAAGGAAGCTGATGCAAACGTGGCGGTCAAGATGGCCGATGCTCAGCAAACGGCCTTGGAAACACAGTTACTACAGCAATCAGGAATGGTGCCGTTCAAGGGCAACGTTTCAGTATAAAAAAGGGGTTTATTATGCTGCAAGCAATAGCGAACAGTGAAAACAAGGTCACTTATAAGTGGGGCTTTGCCGAGAATATCACTGGTGGCGTTGATCCGGTATATGCTTCAATAATACAAAAAAGCACTGGGATGACGGTAGACCAGACTGGTGGAAACCTCATTATTACAACCGGTGTTAATGCCTATGAGGAAACCATTATACGCAGCAAGCAGTCGTTTGTTTTTGATGGCATTTTCCGATACGGTTTAACGCTTTCGCAGCGCATTGTTAACCAGAATTTTGTTTTTGAATTAGTCGATCTTTACGGTGATAATCTACCGATTACCATCACCAGTGCGGTAAGCGTTTCAGTAAAAAAACGTATGCATGGGTTTAGCATTGCAGATATTGGAAAGGGAATCTGGATCGGAGCAATCAGTGTTGGCTCATGCCTTACGCAACGCGCGATAATTGCCTCCATTACTGACGATGATACCTTTGTGTTGACGGTCAGCGGGTTCCCGGCATCAGGGGACGGCACCTGCTCATTGTTTGGGATGAATTACCATCAGGTTATTTATAACGGGATAAGTTCGACATCCGCTGGTGGGGGCTACTCGACGGCACGAAAAGGATGGGCGAATACTCTAACAAGCTCGACAATTAACAGTACAGCCACTGGGCATATTGGCATCATCGAATCTGTAGATTTTAACGAATCTGTATTTGGCGATATAGCTTATGGTGTGACTACCCAAACCTGGACTCCTCGCTCGTCGATGAATCAGAACGTTCCTGAAGGTGTTGAGTTATTCATTCAAATTCGTGTGTTTAATGGATCCACGGCCCCCGCATCATCAACAACCGCAACTTTCGCATTTGTAGATGCAGAACTCTTCAAAACCTCATGCACTAGAATCAGCGGCGTTGATTCATTGTCTGGTAGAAATATGTTGCCGGTTAATATTGGCACAATCACAACTACTTCGGCAATGACGGTAGCAGGTGCGGCTGCACACTCTGCCGCAGTATCAGGAAGCCCAGTACGCATAGGTGGTAAGGTTGTCACCGCTGCAGATATTACTTTGGTAGCAAGCGATACAAGCGACCTTTTTATGACCACAGGAGGCGCGGCAGTAGTCAAGCAATACTCTCCGCCTGAAACAGATTGGCAGTACTCCGCGCAGGCATCCGGAATTTTGAACACCACCACAGCAGTGACATTTAAGGCCGCCGCTGGCGCAAGCATCCGCAATTACATCACTAGCATTAAGGTGATGGCAGAGGCGTTAGGAGCCGCAACAGAGCTTGCGATACGCGATGGAGCGGCAGGCGCTGTAATTTGGAGAACGAAAATACCAACATCAGGTCTTCCTACCACGCAGTTTAATTTTCCGACCCCACTGAAAGGCACCGCGAATACGCTTCTTGAGGTGGTAACGCTTACGGCGTCCGTCACTGGAGCCGTGTATTTCAGCGCCCAAGGGTACAACGCAGCATAAGGAGAAGCTATATGCCTACCAACGGAGCCTATAATTTCCCAGTTTTAACGTGGGAAAAATTCAATGAGGTTTATGGCGACCCTGAGAATCCAGAAACAGTAACGGATTATCTTTGGAACATTGCCTACGTGCTTGAGCGTGAGAATTACGGCACGTCATGCGCGTGCTACTACGCAGAGTCTAGACAGCTTCCTACTGAGCCTACCCGCGAGGATGTAGAGCAGTTGATTATATCCTTGTTTCCAGAGGGCACAGTAATGGCTCCGGATACCATCTAAATTATCTGAAAATACAATGTACTTCGGGCGTAATTTTCGGGCCGCCGCCGAGCAACCTGCATTCGAAAGAGTGCGGGTTTTTTTGTGCCTTCAGCACAAACCAGACGCCGTGGTTCTACGGGCGAAAAGGCCGCCGCTTATTCGGGCGAAATGGGAGTGTTTATGTCTACTGAAGTAACTACTGAAACTAATTTTGATCCATTCGATGATTCGGACGCTGGCAGCGATACCGCGAACGAAGCTGCGGAAACGAACCAAGACACCCAAGATGGTGGCGAGGCTGAAGAAGCAGAAGAATCGGGCGAACAAGACTCTGTGCCGCCGACAGAGAAAGAAGGATCTGAAGAAGTCGTAGATGCCAAGGGACATAAGATGATCCCCGAGCACCGTTTCAAAGCGGCGCTGAAGGAAATCACTGACAAGTTAGACGCCGCGACTAGCGAATTACAGAAGTACACGGCTATTCCCGTTCCGGACAAAGATACCGATCCTGAAGGGCATAACCTGCACGTCCGTATGAAAGCCAGTTCTGACGTCATGCGCGAAATGCGGCCGGATTATCAAGACGTGATCAATCACTATGCGAAGATGGCGGAGTCAAACCCGCTGTTGAACCAAGCGGTTGCAGCTGACCCGTTACCGGCCAAGTTGGCATACGACATCGCGAAGAAGGACATGGAGCTGAAGGAGCTCGCAAGCCTGAGGGATTCCGACGACTGGAAGAAATTTCAGGAATGGAAAAAAACTCAGACGCTAGCAACTCCCACAACGCAACAGGCCAATCTTAACGAGACTGTAACTCGCGGACTGAAAGCAGTGCCGAATCTCAACCGATCAACCAACGCGTCCCCAAACAGAAACGTCCGCAAAGGCGATTCTGCCGATGATGAGCTGTTCAGGGGCGCTCTTTAACCCATAAACATTAAAGGATCAAAACTATGTCTATGACTTCAGTTTCCAGTGGCAACAAAGTCACTGATTTTCAGGCGAAGGTAAACCGCGTTTACGTTCGTGAAGGTCGCTTCGGCCCCTATATCGGGGCAACTGAAAACGCCATCATCCAAACGAACAAAAACCTTCGCAAGAAGAGCATCGGCCTCATCGGCAAGCTCTCCGGCGGTGGCGTTCGTGGTTCAGCTAGCCTCGTTGGTAACGAAGAATCGCTGAGCAACTTTGATTTCACCTTTGAGCCTTCACATCTGCGTAATGGTGTGCTGATCGATAACGAGGAGCGTGAAAAATCCGAGTTTGATCTGTACGTTGAAGCGAAACCTGCGCTGCAGACCTGGATCATGGAAACTAAGCTTAACCAGATCATTCAGGCTCTTGGTGCAATTCAGGCCGGTGGAACGTACTACAACTACGGTGGTACAGAAGCATCTGGCGCCAAGGGTAGCTCCGCAGCAAGCGGCGCGAACCTTGACGCTTGGCAGGCAGCTAACACCGACCGCATCCTTTATGGGATTGCCAAGTCGAACCTCACGAGTGGCGACCATACCACGTCCCTCTCTACCATTGATACCACCAACGACAAAATGTCAGCGGCAATGGTATCGCAACTTAAGCGAATCGCCGGCCAGTCTAACCCACTTATTCGTCCGGTTATTATCAACGAGGATGAGCCTTGGTACGTACTATTCGTTGGTTCGTTTGCTTTCCGTGATTTGAAGGCTGATGCATCAATCATCGCCGCCAACAAGGATGCACGTCCGCGTGAAAGCGACTTTAAAAACAATCCGCTGTTTGGTGGTGGTGATTTATTGTGGGACAGCGTTATCATCAAAGAAGTGGCTGATCTTGATAAGTTCATCGACAATGCGTCGGGAACTGGTCTGTGGGACGGTGTCTGGGGTGCACACGCAGTCGCCGACAGCTTGAAAACTGGCGGTAACGGCGGATCGCGCGTCGGCATCGGTTTCCTGTGCGGCGCTCAGGCAGTTGTCTTTGGTCGGGGCAAGGACGCTTCGTTCAAACTGCGTAACGAGGATGACTACGGGCATCTGAATGGCGTCGGCATCACTGCGAAGCATGACATCAAGAAGACGTTCTACAACGGCAAGCAATATGGCGTTGTGACCTCGTTCCACTCTGCTGCTGTTGATGCTTAATTGTAAGGAACTTGGGGCTTTAGTCTCAGGTTCCTTACGTTTTAGCGTCAATTCACACTTAAATAAGGAGTATTTCCAATGACTGACGTTTCCTACACTACTGCCGCTACCGTGCGCCGGGCTGCTGCTGATGCAGTACCGAGTAAAGGTGATGGCGGCAACCTGAAGATTATAACGGCTACCAAGTCGTTAGCGTCTCCGGCACAAAACTCAACCCACAAGTTTGCACGTTTCGATTCAAACACACGTTTGCATTCGCTGTCGCGCGTCTACTGGGGTGACTTCGCTTCGGCAGGTTCGCCAACCCTTAGTATCGGTCTTGCATCGGTGAATAACAACTTCGGTGCTGCGGCGCCGACGGCGTTGAACAGTGGTCTTGACCTTTCCACAGCGACGCCAGCCGGCGCTCCGCTCATCCTTGCCCCCGCTTCTTCGGGCAAGATGCTGTGGGAACTCGCTGGTCTGGCTACCGATCCAGGTGGGCAGATTGATGTATATGCAACCATTGCCGCTGCTGCGGGTAACTTGACCGCGGACATCACGATGGATTTCGCTGTCAGCGTTGACTAGCCAACAACCCGCCCAGTGTAAAAACTGGGCGGGTAAAACTTTAAGGAGACTATCATGAGTGCTGTTAAAACCGCGGATACGGCAGTTGCCGTAGCTGAATCAATCGCTGTTAAAGCCCCCACTGCTAAGGCAGTTGCCATAGCAGTGAAAGCACAAGCTCCCGCTGAAGATAAAATGGCCAAGGTCGATAAAAATGGCATGAAGGCTCGCCAATTCACCTACATCGGAGGCGGTGAAGGCTCGCCGCACGTGATCAACTTTATGGGCAAACAAAAGTTTGTCCGTGGACAGCTAACGGAAGTCACAGATCCCGTCGTTCTCGCCAAGCTTGACGGTGGTGTCGCTACCATCATTGAGGGCTCGGCCAATGCCGAGACGCTGCACAAGATCGACTCGGAAGCAAAAGACGCTGCTGACGCTGCGCGCGCCAGCGATGCAGTGCTCAACGAGAGAGTTACCAAGAAGTTCCGCGGAGAATAGGTAATGGCTACCAAGGCAGAAGTGCGGCAGCGAGTCGGTGAGGATTTAGGTCTGGTGCCAGTCGGCCAAACGCTTGAGGCGCAAGACCAGAACCGCATCGATGCTACTTATGCTGAAATGTATGAGCGGCTGAAGGAAAAAGGAATTGCCGCATGGCCTGCCGCCGGCCCGATTCCTGCGAAACTCGTGCCTAGCTTCTGCCTTCTTATGGCCTCCCATCTTCTCACCAGCTACAGCGTTCCGGAAAGCCGTTATGTCCGCATCAGCAATGATGCAGGACCTGATGGCGCGCTGGCATTGAATGCTTTGGCAAGCTTTGCGCTGCCGGAATACGAATCACACAACGATATGGCGGATTTTTAATGCTCGTTCCGATTAACATCACCGGCGGAACCTATCAGCATAAATCGCGCCCACTGTCGAAGCAGCTGACCCGCAACTGGTGGCCGCAGGTGCAGGGAACGCAGAAAGCGCGCAGTGATTATATTCTCCAGTCTTTCTATGGGCTGAATCTGTTTAAAACGCAATCGGGTAATACTGATCGCGGCATG